GGACGAGGATTAACGGGATGCGGCACGACGCCAGATCGCCGCTGGCCTAGCCGCAACGCCATGGGGAGCCGCCTCGTCTCGGCTCTCGTGGCGTTTATCCGAATTGCGCGGAAAACCCCGCCGTTTAGGGCGGGGATGCAGAGCGCGGACAGCGAAGCTGTCCTCAACTCGGCGTCTGTTGTTGCTCTATGTACTGGCGAATGACGGAGATGGGTGCGCCTCCGCAACTGCCAGCGAAGTAGCTTGGCGACCACAATGCCCCACCCCATAGCTTCTTTCGGATGCTTGGGTACATCTTTTGGCGAATCATGCGGCTTGACACCCCTTTCAGACTGTTCACGAGGTTGGATACAGCCACCTTTGGGGGGTAGTTCACGAGCAGGTGTACATGGTCGTCTTCGCCATCGAATTCCACCAGTTCCGCTTCAAAGTCGTTGCAGACACCGGAAAAGATGCTTCGCAGATCGTCAAGCACCTCTTTGGTGAAGACTTCGCGCCGGTATTTCGTGACAAAGACCAAGTGTACGTGCATATTGAATACACAATGCCGTCCATGTCGAATATCATTGCTTCCCTGCATAGACCAAGTATACAATAAAGTCATGCAACGGCTTCAGGCTTTCAAGTTTGAACTCATGCCAGACGGTAATCAGGAGCGCGATATGCGCCGCTTTGCCGGGTCATGCAGATTTGTGTTCAACAAGGCCTTGGCGTTGCAAACAGCCAACCATGAAACGGGAAACAAGTTCATCAGCTATGTGGAGATGGCTAACCTGCTTCCAGCATGGAAAAGCGAGTTTGAGTGGCTCAAGGAATCTCCTTCGCAAGCCCTGCAGCACTCGCTCAAGAACCTGGATCGCGCCTTCATCAACTTCTTTGAGAAGCGGGCCGAATACCCGCGATTCAAGAAGCGTGGGCTCGGAGATAGTTTCCGTTTCCCGCAAGGCTTCAAGCTGGACCAGGCTAACGACCGTATCTTCCTGCCCAAGCTCGGATGGGTTCGGTATCGCAATAGCCGCGAGGTGCTGGGCACCGTCAGAAATGTCACTGTAAGCGCAAGCAACGGCAAGTGGTTCATCTCTATTCAGACCGTGCGCGAAATCGAGCAGCCGGTCGCCCAGGGCGCTGCCGTGGGCATCGACATGGGGATTGTGCGCTTTGCCACGCTCTCGGATGGAACCGTCTATCCGCCTCTCAACATCTTCAAGCGGTACGCTGCTGATCTGCGTAAAGCGCAGCAGACCATGAGCCGCAAGAAGAAGTTCAGCAACAACTGGAAGAAGGCCAAAGCCCAAGTCCAGCGCATCCATGTTCGCATTGCCAACGCCCGTCGGGACTACCTGCACAAAGCCTCTACCACCATCAGCAAAAACCACGCGATGGTCGTCGTCGAAGACTTGCAGGTAAGCAATATGTCCCGGTCTGCTGCTGGCACTGTCGAACAACCCGGCAGGAACGTCCGCGCCAAAGCCGGTCTCAACAGGTCGATACTCGACCAGGGCTGGGCGGAATTCCGGCGGCAACTGGAGTACAAAATGCTCTGGGTGGGCGGCCTATTCCTGGCCGTGCCACCGCAGAACACTTCCCGGACGTGCCCACATTGTGGCCATGTCTCAGGAGAAAACCGCAAGACACAGGCAGAATTTGCTTGCGTCGAATGTGGCTTTGCGGAGAACGCTGATCTAGTCGGCGCAATCAACGTACTAAGGGCGGGACACGCCCGGTTAGCCTGTGAAGTGAACGGCGATGTAAGCCGTCAGCAGCAGGAACCCTCCGAAAGAGCGGCGTAAGCCGCCCTCGTAGGAATCCCCTTCCTTCAGGGAGGGGAGGATGTCAAATTCTAATTTTCATATCTTTTTTCTTGTATTTTTCTCTTGACCTGCGGTATAAAGGTACAGGAGGTACGCCATGGACAATCGTTCTGCGGTTTTGGAACCACCTCTTGATCTCAATGCGCCTCGGCCGTGCATCGGTTGCGACGCGATTTGCTATGCTTGCGGCTCTCCAGTGCTCGCCGGTGTGCGTTACTGTACCGCTTGTACTCTGGAGATTGATCGGCCCAATTTAAATAAGCTAGCTGAGAGGTTCGCACGCGAATGGCGAGCCGAGATCGAAGCTGAGCGCCGCCAGGCCGCCTAGCGCTTCGTTACCGTGCGCCCGATTCGTCGTCCGCTCAACGCAATTCCCCGGCTCGCCTTTTGCTCTTCTGTCCGCAGTTGCTGGTTGCGCTGCCAGGCGTGGCGGGCCAGACTGGTCTCATCCATTCCGTCTTTGCGCATCTGGTCGAGCTCCTCTTCCAGCGCCATCCGCTTCGGCTTTACGCTCTCCGCAATCCAACTGTTCCAGGCATACGCTGATTCGTCGTAGCAGTCATCCTGCGGGTTACCCTTTTCCTTTTTGACAGCGTTTCGGTCATCGATTGTTCGGCTGGTCAGCGTGTTGAAGGTATAGGGGCAGGCAGTGGTGACCACCAGTGAGCGATTGCTCAGGCCGTTGTAGAGGTGCTGTGCGTTACCCATGGGATCATGAGCGCCCAGCACGCACGGAACGCCATGCACAGCGAACACTTCCTTGATGATCTCGTAGTTGCTTCGACCCGTGCCGGTGTGTTGGTCGTTGGCCGGGTCGGTCATGGCAAAGAGTATCCGCGGTCCTTCTGGATCGCGAGGTCTCAGCTTCTTCAGCCAGGCTTCCTGGGCGGGCATCTTGGGATCGTCGCTCGCTGCGAAACCATCTTTGCAGATTCGCCGGGCCAACTCCTGCGAGGCCATCTTGCGCACCACGCGCTCGCGCACCTTGAAGACCTTACCCGAGGGAGCCACGGTGTACATGCCCACCGCGGCGGCCGAGTTGCCAAATCCGTAATCGATCGAGATAAAGTGCCCCCACCACCACTCGTCAGGAACTTCCTGAATGGGCTGCATATACTCCGGCCGAAGAAATGGAAAGTAGAGCCCTTCAGCGTTGCACCAGCAGCCATAGAGCAGTTGCTCACGAATCGCTGCCGTCTGGGTCATCAGGCTTTCCATCTTGACCCGGTCGTAAAAAGGATTGTCGACCAGACGCGCGGGGATGAATGCAGTGGTTTTGACCACCGGCCCGTCGTCAGATGGCCAGCGGGCACCCTTGTAGACCCGTCCTGGAAAGACGCTGGTTTCTGACGGTCGATCATCCTCGCGGCTGGCTGGATAGTGTACAGGGCACTTGCCGCGCAGGAACACGCCTATCTGCCAGCCGTGACCAGGACCGCCGGGGTTGGTGGTGAAGCGGGCACGCACGAACAGGTTGTGGCGCACCGGCGCCGCCAGCCAACCGAGCAGTTCGCGGACTAGTTTCTCAGGATGCTGGCCGCTTTCGTCCACGCCCATGTGGCTGCGCGCATTGCCGCGGTAGCGTCGGAGATCCTTGGCGTGGCGCAGATAGCCTGGCTCAATCGTGCCGCCGTTCGGAAAGCACCAGGAGAAGCCGGCAAACTTGTTAGGTCGGCGCCACTGAGCACCCAGCGGTTCATAAAGCCTCTGCATCTGGTCGCCCATCTCCTGCATTTCCACCATTGATGTGCGCAGGATTAGGCTTCGCAGGTAGGGATTTTGATACTCCTGCATCGCGTCGGCGGCCAGAAACGAGGTGTTGTGAGTGACGTTAAAGTTTGCACCGAACAGATAAAGTCCGGCGGGATTGGCTGTGGTCAAACAGCGCATCCGCCTCATTCCAGCCGGTTCAACTGCTATGATATAGCGCCAATGCTGCGTTGCGCGGACCTTGACCGGTAATCGCTTTAGCTTCCTTTTAAGCCGAAAGCAGCGAAGTGTAGCTGTCCACTTGACGGTATACTTCGGGCCAATATCACGGCCATATAGCTTGGCTCGACCCTCGTTCCAAAACGGCTTAACCCCTAAAGATGCTGCAAGATGGTAGACTCCTCGGCTCAACTCTTCATTTATGTTGGTAAACTCGCACTGACCGTCTTTGTTGGCACAGCCATCTGTGTCCATCAAACCCTGCAGAAGTGCGAGACGTTGCTCTTTGCAGGCCCACAGATACTCTTGCGGAATGTGCTTTCGATTCAGTAATCCAAGCTCTATCAAGGTGCGCTGCAGGCCGCGGACACCATAAGTGATTGGATCCTTCCTTGGCTTCAGAAAGGCTCCCACGTCGCGAAGCAGCGCAAGCTGATCTTTTGCGTCTCGTTTTCCGATTGTCAGTGTGCCAGATGAGGTTGTGCCATCTCCCAGCCAGACGCCGAGCAGATATGGGTCGATGGAAAACCATCGCACAGGAGTCTCAACCGGTGCAGTGAGTGGAATTGAATGGTTTGCCCGCTCACAGTTATCAACAGAGAGAGTCGCGGCGATCTCTGCCGTGGTCTTAACTGATCCCAAGACTGGCGTCGGTACGAAAAGCCTTGCCTTCTCGATATTTCTTTTGCTTGTCCAGGGACTGAGGGAGTGTGCTTTGGGCGGCCGCTTCTCACGCCGGCGTGTACGAAAGCTCTCAGTGTTTGTGTGTACTTTCTGACGATCGTGGAATGTGAAAGTGTGCCATAGATGCTCAGCATCTGCCAGGACTGAGGTACCGTCATCAAAGATAACTCGAAACGCCTTCGCCTCGACAATTGGATGAGCCACTAAAACCTGATATGCCCTACCGTCGCTCCCAAATACCCAGTCGCCTGCGCGCAGGTCACCATTGCGCACCAATCCCCTGGGCGTAGGAATAGGCTCATCAACGTCCAAACGCTTGCCGCCACCTGATTGGCCTCCCATGAGTAGCAGCTCAGCACGGCAGTTGATCGCCGCCTGCTGGGCCGCGTTGATCGGCCACCAGGTGGGCTCCCAGCCTTGGGGATGCAGATTATAGGGAGGTAAAACCAGGGGTGGATAGGGTGAAACCGTGGCCGTGGCCATCAGGTGATCCGGGTCTCTAGAGGTTCATCGGAAGGTGGTTCTGGAATAATTTCTGGAATATTTTGTGCTCGATTTTGCAAAATCTCTTTCTCGGGCCGACTTCCGGGATGAGCCCACTCTGGAGTCTTTGAAAGAGAGTCTTTAAGGCCTGATAAAATCTTTAGATCGATCGGTGGCAGTTTACGAGTTCGCTCGCCAGCCAACTGTGCTACCGCGACTTCCAGCAAGCCAATGCAGTACTCATGGAAGTGATTGCCGCGGCCCGCCAGCGCAGCTTGAGATCTTAACTGGCGCATCAGATCCTCAGGAACGTTTCGTAGATTCAGAACTGCCATAATCTTGTTGCTCCTCACCGGCGGCTGCCGCCAAACAATCTCATCGGTCGTGGATCATTGAGCATTTCTTGCTGCTTCGGATAGAGGCGCACCACGCTCCATTCCTTGTGCAGTTCAGGCGGCTTTTCTTCGGATGGCAATGGGCTTGACGGCCAGTCTCGCAAAAACATCGATTTGAAAGCTTCTTCGTGTGGAAAATCGTTCAAGATGGGTGCCACAAAAGCTTCTCGCATCCAAGGATTATCGGCCACCTGTACAACCAAAGATATCCAGTGGGCAGCTCTGAAGCGTAGTCTGAGCCGCTTTTTCAGGTCAACATGTAGTCTCATTTTTGGCATGCCCAGCCTCTCCTCGGTGACTCCATGAGCATTCTTACTTGTATGTTGATAGACTCATAGGGACAGTCAATAAGCAAGATTGTCCCATTATTGTCGAGCGCTAAAATCTGATCACGCCAGGGAACGAGTTGCACTATCTTCCCTTGTGGCCCGGCATCATGCACATAAATTATCCGCTCTGTTGCGTCAGTAAGCAGGCACTGTTTTCCAGTCAAAACCCTCCATGCAGTTGCAATTCTTCGCTTCCACTTGTTCATATTTGTACCTCGTGTATCCCTTGTACCACACACAGACGCAGAAATCACGTGATTTTGATCTCAAGTAAACTTTTCTTGGATTTGGGATTCCCCGCCGAAGGCGGAGCAGGGGCCGGCGGTTCGTTCACGCGCAGCACAGGCGGCCGCGGCGCCGGTTGGTCCGGCATCAGCGCGGCGGGCGCTTCCTCGGGCATCAGAGGCATGGCGTCAGCTGGCACCTCGCCCTGGCGCATCCCATGGAAGATGCTCTGATAAAAACCACCTTCACCGGCTGGGGAATTCTCCTGAGTGGTTGGGTCGGCCGGCACTACCCGCTTTCTGTTTCCATCGTTGATGGTTCCGGTGTAGACCAGTCCGAGCCGGATCGCTTCAAGAACTGTTCCGCCGTGCTTTTCCGGGTCCAGATTTACCACGCCGTCAAGCGCGGCCTCAAGCTTATCGAGCGTAACCGTCTTTCGCTTGTCTTCCTCGGCGGCCAGCTTGGCCTGGTCGCGGGCGATAAGCCGGGCCTGCTCCAGTTCCACCTGGGCGCGCCGGCGCTGGATCTCCTGCTGCACGTGTTCGCGCTTGAGAAACTTCTCTCCCATTCCCTGAACTATGCGGCTCTTTCGTTCTGCCCATCGGATCTGCTCGTTTTCATTCTCTGAGCTCACACTCTCGCGCAGAAAATGGAAGACGAACCGCTGCTCATCCAGCGTTAATCCTTTGAAGGCATCCTTTTGGGCTTTCGGCATTTCGGGCGCTCCGGGCGGTTCTCATGGTTCAGATGGTGCGGTTGTGCTATGATCCAAATACACGCCAGCCCCTCAAAGTAGCTCCTCGCAACAAAGGCCCTTCCGAGTATCAATCCTCATCGCAGACCAGAACTTCTTCAATCCGCTGGCAAATCAGCCGGAGGAATCCGGCTGTCTACTTAGTCAAAATCCCCTGCTGTTTCAATCTAGCCTGAAGCGTCTGCGAGGCCTCGTCGCCTTCCTGCTCGTAGACCGTTTCCAGTTGGTGCTGGCTCTTCTCCGCCATCAGATCGTGCAAAGAGGCCTTCTCTTGCGGATTGGCCTTCTGCCATACCTGCATGGCCTGGGTAAAGCTGAGCCGGCTGGTCACGCGCTCCAGTGGTGTCCAGTGGGCTTCACGGACCGCCTCGCTATACTGTCGGCTGGTTATGCGGCCCTTTTCCATCGCCTCATTCAGTTTATTCTGGTTGAGATTGCCGTTTTCCAACGCCTTGACCAGATTCCGAAAGGTTCGGTTGTGCTCGGCCTGCTCTGCTGTCCGCGGTGCCTGGGGTGTCTCGTTGCGGTAGTGCTCGGCCAGATTCATGGCAGATGAGTTCTGCATGACCTGTGTTGCCGGCTGAAAACCTGCATAGCTTAGCAAGCTCATGCCGCCGCTCTTGCCCTCACTGATGTCGGAAAACTCGCCTTCGCCGGCACGCTGGCGCTGCTGTTGGAAGCTCTTCACCGTAAACGGTATGTATTGGCTGGCGATAAACTTGCCGTACTCTCCCGCCTGGCTCTTGCCCAGCGTCTTTGAGATGTAAGGATCGTCCTCGTTCCTGATCTCATTGCCGTAATAATCCTTGTTCTGCATCATATCGAGCGATGTTGAGATTGCCGGGCTGGCGGTGTTGACCGCGGTGCGCCAGGGGATGCCGTTTTGATCAACGTCCTCCCCAACCGACATCAGGTTTTTCGAGTAACCGGGAATGCTGAGCATGGTTCCATCGGCCGTCTCGATCATGCTGTAGGCTTTCAGGCCATACTTGTCGGTGTCCGGTTTGTGGCCGGTCAGCAGATAAGTCCCCACTGCCGCAATCAGAGCCGTATAGATCGGCGTGGCCAAGCTGAAAGCCAGCTTGTGCGTAACTTCGGGCTTCTTCCGCGAGGCTGCCCGCGCAAAAGCCTTGGCTGCGTCTGTCACTCCGCCGCCGTACTCCATGTAGGTTCCGCCCTGCCAGCCGACGCTGCGGATTCCAAGCTGGGCAATCTCAAGCGCGACGCGGTTCCAAAAGCGGTTGTCATAGACCATCTGGCCATAGCGGTTATCCACTGAGTCCCAGGCCGACTGCATCCGGCTCCTGATCTCTTCTTCGCTCCAATTGTTGCGGTCCGCCTCTTTGAGAATGTTCGCCGCCATATCTTGAAAGGATCCCAACTTGATCCGCGGAATCATGCCATGCATCAGCCAACTACCCGCCAGATCGATTGTGCCCGGGATTGCTCCTTTCGCGCCCTTGAAATAGTCACCCCGGCGGATGTCCTCTGTCACTTGGCGCCAGCGAGCAGGTTCCAGATTCACGCCCTGCTCTGGTCGGCCACCAGCGCGCGCCACCCAGTTAGCCTCCGCTTCGTACTTTGCGGCGGAGCCGGGCTCCAAGTACTCGCGCATCACCTTGTTGCCCACCAGCAGATGCCTGGCCAGCGAGGCTCCAGGAACGGCGCCGCGCGCTATATGCGCTGCTGCCGAGACTGGCCGGCCTTGGCTCAGCTCCTCCAGTCCGAGGGCAATGTCCCCAATCCCCAGATTGATCGTGCTGGCGGTCGCGTGGAAGGCGCTCAGACCCAACTGTACGGCGTTCATTGAACGGTTCAGCTTGAAGACTGAATCGATTACTGCGTTTCGCCCAGCCAGTCCCCTGCTCACAAAGTTGTTGAAACTCTTGGCTGCCTCCGCCGGCGCGTAGTAGTGGCCCTCGAGAACCATCTCTCCGGCATCGTTGCGGCGCATCACAGTGGCAAAGCGATCGTCGAGTTGAACCCAGTTTGGCGGAGCGTCCGCAGCAGTCTTGAAGACCCGCGTCAGGCCGATTGCCTTCATATCCTGGACGGTTTTCAGGCCGAAGATGTAGCGCTGGATCTCCGCGTGCTTCAATAGCGCCATATCCACTGGGTTCCAGGTCTTTGGTTCCAAGCCTAGTTCAATGCCTTCCTTGAAGGTGGGAGGGTAAAGCGTTCGATGCTTCAAGAAGGCGCCCGAGCCGAAGAGTGGCTTGGTTCCGCTCTGCGCTTGCATCATCCGTGCTACCTTGCCGGAGTGGTCCCAAATATGCGGGAAGAAGTTTTCGTAGAAGTTTTTCAGCTTCTCCGGGTCCAGCCTCTGTAACTCCTCACGGTCGGAGACAAAGATTTCATGCAGGCCTTGAGCCATATCACGGTACTTGGGATCAATTGCTCTGAACCGCCCATGTTCCACATCGTCGATAAACTTGGTGACCTCTTCGCGCGGCATGGTCACAAAGTCCTTGCGGGCATCCTCCAGAGACTTCTTCAACTGCAAAACGTTGCGGTCCATCTCGCCGCGCTTCTCGCGCATCAGGGAGCGAAGATCGTCACCGGCGTCGGGATTGTCGTCGCGCCAGTCGCGGAAACCACCCAGCGCGCGCTGCCAGGTCGACGGACCACCAAAGGCCAGTTGCTGCTGGGCGCGGGTGTTTTTGCGGCCCCATGGCATCGGCTGTTTCTCTTCCTCGGCGGCCGCGGGCTTTTGGAAGAATGGCTGGCCCTCACGCAAGACTGTGCCGCGCATGGCGTCTGTGACGGGAAGATAGGGAACGGTCATCTCAGATGGCACGCTATCCATGTCTTTCTTCCCAGCTTCTATTGCAGTTTCGCCCACCGTTGCTCCAAACGGCTTGCCGATCTTGTTGGCCAGGTCCGGTACGATCTTGTCGTAGAAGCCCCTCATTCCCTCGCCGCCTACCTTGAGACCGGCATTGTCTAACGATTGCAGGCCGCGTGCGTTGACCGGCTGATCGAGCAGTTTTCGGGCAGCTTCCTTGCCAATATAATCCGGTACCTGCTCCGGCGCTACAGCCTTATCGATGTGCCGAGCGCCGCCTGGAAGTTCAGCTACAAGCCTTTGCGTTTTCGGATCATAACTCACACGGTCAATCTGCTTGCTCAGGTCGTACCGTTCCGCCTGCTGCTCGCCCGGGGTCCAACTAATGCCGTCATAGCCGTTCTCCGCGGCGTAGCGCACCATGCGCTTGAACAGTAACTCGGGCCAGGTCTTCTTGAAGGGTGCATCAGGAACAGTACCACCGAGACGGTCGTATTCGGGTTGTAACTCACGGAATCTAGATTGTTGTTCAGCAGATCCTTTTCTTATATCGCCACCCGCCGCAGAACGTATAGCGTCCATCTCGTCCTTGATTTCAGATCGACGAATATCATCGTTATAACCTTGTGTTCTTCCCTTCTGATGCCAGTCGCTCTGTAACTCCTCGATGTGTAGGAGCTTCTCCCCATTCGGCCCGGTGCGGTCATTGAAGCGGACGTGGCCGAGGACGTTGGGTTCGTCCCAGTGGCCAGATTTAAATTGCGGATTGTTTGGCTGATTTGCTTGAGATTTTATCGCGTCTTCGCGCGTGCGCCATCCGCCTAACTTGTGACCGTCAGGAAACTTTATTCCCCATCCATCGCCAACGCGCACGGCTTCATATCCTGATGGAAGTTCAGCTTTTGCTGGCAGCGTTAGCAGCATCTCCCGATAGTTCTCACCTCCGGGAAGTGTATAACTGCCGTAGCGCGGATTTCCGCTGCTGAATGTAACTCCCCGATCAGCCAGTTCTCTGGCTTCACGTTCGTTCTCGCGATAGCGTTCGATCAGCGGCCGTTCAGAAGCGGGCGCATTTTCTATAATTTTGCTGACTTCCACGTCGTCTGTGCTCTGGAGAAAACGGTCAAAGCTCTTCGAGCCGCGCAGTTGCTCGCTGAGTCGGTGGGCTTCATTTCCGAGCGCCGTTGCGCGGCCACTCTCAGAGTTAGGATCACCCTTGGTCACTTCCTTGATATTGATTGCGTTGGCTGCCAGGTGTTCCTTCACCTCATCGGGCGTGACTCTCGGCTTGCCACGTAGATCCTCGATACCGCTCCACTTGATCTCGTCCGGCTTCACTCCATTGTTTTCGAGCATGTGAATCAGTGCATTGCCCGGCATGGGCCCGCGCATCTTCTGCTCGATGACTTTGGCTGATTTCAGGAACCAGGGATTTTGGGTCTTGGTCTCAGGATCGTCCTTCGCGCGCTGGAAGAGCGAACCTTGCCCACTGGCTTCAGTGTCGCGGAAGAGTGGCGATTCCCTCTCCATCTCACCAGCCGCCCGGCTGATGCTGGGCCTGGGCGCGAGCAAGCGGTCAGTGAGTTGGCGGCCCTGCTCCTCGCCGGCGGCTGTCCTCTGTGCTTCGATGTCGCCTTCCATCCCTGGCAGGGCGGCCGAGCGCACCGGCGGCCTGGGCGCCTTGCGCTGGAATGCGCCTAGTTCACTTTCCTCCGCGCTGACTTTTGGAACACTTCGTTCGCCGCGGCCAGCACTGGGTCGGACTTCGCCGGACGGCTCACGTGAAAGTGGCCCTCCAGCTCCGGCGCGGCCTTCGCGGCCAGCCGGTCCACCTTTGATTCCAGGCGCCTGTGCTCCGCCGTCTTCATTTCTGGCTTCATACTCCCTCCGCACATCCTCGACAATCGGTCGTACTCGCGGGTCAACCTCGGGCAGGTTATCTAAAATCCCAATGCCCTTTTCGTCGATTGCTTCCGTCAGAAATGAGCGTACCAGAGATTCGCGCTGATCGTCAGAAATTTTGAACTCAGCATCTCCGGCCAGCGCTTTGGCCATCAGTTCCATTGCTATGGTGCGCGGCTTGGCGTTCCGGTATCCCTGATCCTTCAAAAGACTGACAACATCTTGAAACTCCTGCTGGTCGGCCACAGATCCCATCGCATAACTGCGATCGAGCGCGTGCTCGCGCTGCCAATGATGTGTAGCCTCTTCGCGCGCCGTGTCCGCCCGGTAATCGCCGCGCAGCACGGTAACGCCGCCAGTGGATGTCTGCGCCTCGCGCAACGCACGCGCCATGCGATCAAATCCAGCCTTGACGCTGGTAACCTCACCTTCACCAGCCTTCTTCAAGAGATCCAGAGCGGTGTTGACTCCGCGCCGGTCCAGGCTCATTCCAGTCCAGCTTGATCCCGCGCCCAGCGGATTCTCGCCTGCATCTCCCTTGACTTTCCGGAAAAGCCGATGCCAGACACCCTCGCCGTCCGGGTCCAGCAAGACAGCTTTGTGACCGGCAACATCAACCACACTCGTCTTGTGCTGGGCGGCATTCTCAGCCAGGTTGCGCGCGTTGGCTGCTGGAAGTGTCTCAGTACGCCGCGCCGCGCGGGTCTCGCTCTCTTTTTGCTCATTCGCCAAAACGTCAGCGGCGGCACCTAGTTGGATGCCGCCGCCTTCGCCTTCTTCTCTGTTTTTAGATGTCGCTAATACCTGACCTGGGCGTTCGGCTCCCGCTTCGCCCGCTCGTTGGCCGATGCGGTCGTTTGCTCC